ATTAATCGCCCGCCTTGACTTTCATATCCGTTGGAAGCTGTAGTGAAAGGACTTTTAGATGTGCTTCCCGCCGTTCTGCCAAAAGACTTTAAATTGCTGAATCGCTGTCCACCGTGAGATTCCTGTAAGTCGTTCATTCTGTTATATGAAATCATCCGGGTAATATTCATATCCGGGGCGTGTGGCATTTCGTAATATTCTCCAATCATAATACAGCCCACAAATAGATCGGTACTTCCCCACGTTCCATTCGTGGCGACTCCGGTATTTGTTGTGTTGCCTTCAAATTGTATTCCCCAATACCTATTCGTTTGTTCTGCGAATTTAATTATTGTACTGCCATCTGTGCCGGGTTCAATAACAACGCTTTTATCATTAGAAGCTGCGGTTGTTGTGTCGCCATTAACAACGTCTGTGACTGTATCATTCGCCCATGTTATATCAGCGGTATCAGCGTTTGCCCCATCTATTGCGGTAACATCACTTGCTGCATCACCGGCGAATATTCTTATTTTGCCAACCGCCGAAACCAGGTTGTGATTTAAAATTGCGATGTAAGATTTCTTCAATGTCGCACTTTGTGTGTCAATCGTTATTAGAACGTGTCCATCTGTATCAGCACTTGTATCAAACGTGCATTTATTCAATGGTCGCATATCAAATAATTCTGGTTCTGATCCTGTCGTGAATGTTCCCATAAAAGTATTTCCGGCGTGTGTCGCCGTAACATCAAAATTTCCATCTTGTGCCACTCCTCTTGACATTAAATAACTTATTTGGTCCGTATAAAATCTTGGTGTTCCTATATTTTGATTCGCCATCAGCTTACCTTTATTGCTTTTATTGAACAGCCTGTGACTGTTTTTGAAATGTCTTGAACGATGAAATAACCCGCCGCCATATTATCCCAGGTTGTTGTAACCGAAGAAAATGTCTCGGTGGTGGAATCCCATGATCCGCCCATCGTTTGACCGTAAATTTTTAAATCAGCCGGCCAATTACTAAAATTTATTATATCACCAATCTCAAGATGATTGTATTTCGGACGGACACAACTGAAATCCACCGTATCGTGTCTGTCTTTCATAATCTCTAAATATGCCGAAGCCAAAGCAGATGCGGTTGTTGAATCAATTATCTCATTGGCATCCATTTCGAGTTTCATTGTTTGATTGTATCCGCCTACCGTTGTTCCCGCACTTGTGGCATCGGTTGCGGTGGCTTCTGATTTGTTTTGTTTTGCCCCGTAATCGTGATTGTATTTAACGAGAATGGAATTTTTAACTGCACCAAGCGATGTTTTCCCGACCTTCCCTAAATCAATATCATTAAAATCAATGGTTTGATCGGCAGAAGAATAGTCATCGGTGCGCCTTAATGTCTTGATCTTAAATTTTCCATCTCCGCCAATAAACACATAAGAGAAGCAAAGCCTTCCAAGTCTTTCAAGCATATCTTTAGAGTTGATGAATTTATATTGTGAAAAGGCGAACTTCACATCGCTGACTGCATCCTCATATATATCTCCCAAATATCCGTTTGTTGTATTGCCGGAATAATCAAACGAGGTAATATCAATATCCGCTCCTGTCGTTGATGAATCGAGAGATAATTCTGTCCTTAAAATATCCTCAATCATATATACAGGATTTTCAATTAAATCATTTGCAGCGTAACCGGGATCCGAAGCACCTTTGTTTTTTTGATCTCTTATGCTTCCGTCTATCGTATCAATCCACGCACCGTACTTCCGACCTTTTCCAGAACAATAAATATAATCAGTAATTGATGGCGTGAGTTTTGTTATGGTTCTCGATAGAATTGTTGTTGTTTCCGCATATTCACCGCCTTCACTTTCTCTGTCAAATTGCGTTCTTACCGCATATCCGCCCATTCCTCCGGGGATAGTCTTTTCGTATGTTTCTTGAATTTCTTGCGTGTATATTTTATCTGTGGTAGGAGTAAATCCAATTTCAATCCCCACTTGATACAAGTCAAACGAAGCCGTTCCCGAAGTGGCATCTGAATTATCTAAATCTAAAAACAACACGCCTTCAAAATCCCAATTTTCTAAAAAACTTGCGCCATAGAAAGAACTAATGTTTACCGATTGGTTTGCTCCATCCCAAGTTACCGCAACGTCATTATCACCGGAATTATTTGAAACATATAAACCGGGGTCTGGCGTGCCGGATTGAGACTTAAAATCAATTAGTAACCGGACAGAAGTATAGTCTCCCAATTTTGCAATTTTCGGTATACGGTATCCCGTCACATTTGTATTATCATACGGGGCATCTAACGAATCCCCCGCCGTAGTAAAATCGCCATCTATTTCGTTTGCATAATTCCCCGAATCATAGGAGTTGTGCTTTTTCAATGGTAGATACGCATACCAGGTACTTCCCTTAAATGATATTGTGGCGGGTCCTGTCTCCGATTCGGTGGCATTGGCATCATCTACGGGGAAATATAATCCACTTTTATATCCATATATATTTTTGTTATTAAGTGTGTGAATAGTTTGCTGATCAACAAGGGCTTCCACTCTTGCGTTTGCGGCATCCCATTCATCAGATATAATGGCAGGGAATTTCGCTTTTGTAAAATGTCTATCAAATTCCGTTGGACTTGCGGTTGGGGCATTACTATCTACCGAAAAATCTCCGTAAGTTGTAGGGATTGGTTTGCCGATATTATTAGTGGGAGCGTTTGTATATGTGGACGAATCAACTGTATTCGCAGGAATTTTTTTATGAAACCGGGTTGTATTATCGAAAAGTGTCAAAGTCACATTATTGTCATCATAATTAATTTCACCAGAAATAACCCCGGAAGCAATCATGCGGGCTGCCGTATCAAGTGTGGAAGTTTCGTTTGTATTTAAAAACAATTCCCATTTGCGATTTGCAAAGTTGTAATCAGCAAGAAGATCGGAGAATCGTTTGCCCCGGATGGACTTGTCGGCGTTAATAAGCGTGACACTCGTATTGCCGATTGAGGTGGTGAAGTTAAAAAAGTCTAATGATTGGCGGTATGTTCCCCAGGATGCAACCAGTCCGTAATATATATCAGATCCATCCTGTCGATGGCGGTCACTTACGCCAATGAAAGCCGATTCGTCATTATAATATAGTTTAAGTACCCAAAACGCTGTGGTGTTTGAATTTTTTAGGGCGTTGGTAAGCGCACTATCGAATGTGAGCATTTAGCCAATCCTCGCCTGTCCTGTCGAGATCGCTTTGTTTATGGCGGGAATGAGACTATTGGATGCGAAGTTTGAATCAATGGTCCCAAATCCTGATATATTATTATTGATGACAATCTTGGAACCCGAAGCTGCGGAAGCGGATGGTGCGGCTTGTGTAGGTGATGCACCAAAAAGGAAGCTATTAGAACCGCCGCCGTTTGGAGATGGTGATGTTTGTGTGGGTGATTTGCCGAAAAGGAAATTGACAATTGCCGAACTTATTTTATTTGTGCCGCCAGAAGCAGAAGTCATAAAATAGTCATAGAGTTTAGCTTGTGCAACCATAATCATTAATTGAATAACGGCACGCTTTAACGACTCCGTCACATTGTCCCCCATTAGCGCAGATGTACCTAACGATATGGCGGTTTGGGATGCAAATTGTGCAGCTTTTTTTTCTGCTTCCGATGCTTCGATGAGTTTGGGAACATAAACTTCTCTTAATAGTCCGGATTCTTCGCGCCGTATATCCCAAACCTTACCCGTGATATAAAAGGATGATTTAAGTTTTTCCATTTCCTCATCCGTTGGGAATGGACTGTCGATTGGCACGTCTGTTAATAATTTTTGTCGTGCTTCTTGCATTTCGTTCGTTTTGTCAATAAGTTGCGCCAATCCAGGGTTTAGCCTGTCTAAAAATTTGCCCCACCACGACAAGCCCTTTTTTATCTCCCCTATATTGATAGACTCAACGAAAAACGTCATACTATCTGCTGCCGTCCTAACGTCTTCTGAAAATTCGTCGCCAAGTCTTTCACCCAAGTCCCCCACAGCCATTTCTAACTGCACCATTGAGCCTGCAAGCGTATCGGTTTGGGCTTTAGCTTGTCCGCCAAATTTATCGGCAATGTTTCCGGTTAATGTATTAAGGCGTTCCGTTGAGCCGACTGCTCCTGTTACTTCAATCCCATATCGGCTCATGGCGTTGGTTGAACTTCCTAAAGTCTTTGAGACAAGATCGGCGGCGGCGGTTAAGTCCATTCCTTTTGCAGCCGCAAGATCAAGCGTTGCTTGGGTTGCTTTTTTAATGGCTTCTTCATCATCCACAAACGCGGCAATTAATGCCTGTGCTTCAATAATAGCTTCATCACCAAACATGGAGACTTGCTGTAAGGCTCTTGCTTGATCTAACAAAGACTGTGAAACTCTACCTAAAGATGCTTCTAATTTCTTTTCTGCCAGTTCTTGTTGAGCAGAGAGGTCAATGATTTTTTTAAATCCGGTTATTAATCCACGCGCACCAAAGAAAGCAGCCCCGGCGATCAATGCGGACTTCCCCAAAGACTTCATTCCACCTTCAACACCTTTTAAATCTTTCTTGGATTTCTTTGCCCCTTTTGTGCGGACTTTAATATTTAGTTTTTTATCAGCCATTTTCTTTCTTTGCTTTTTCTTGCATACAGGCGTTTATTTCTCGATCTATAATTGAAAAACAATCCAATCGGTGCGCTGAAATACTGTTGAGTTCTCCAAGAGATACGTTGAATCTGGTTGTGTAATTATATTCGTTAATCATTTCCATCATCCAGGGTTCGACAATCTGATTGCAATCTGCGAAGAACGGCACGGAATGATACAAGATTTGTCCATCTGTAAAGTCTTTGCTCGGTTCACATATTCCATCTATTATGCTCCATATATCATCAACTGTCTGCACTCGCACCGGATCGTGTTTGTAAGTAACCGGGAGTTTCGCCACCGTATAGGGGAGGCTTCTATATATGTCACGCGGTTCGGGAAAGCCAAGTTGCCAACACCAAACCGCAAGGCTCAACCCCCGGAATCTTTTTTTGCCGGTTCAATCCCCAAGTATTCCAAGAATATTGCTTGAAGAACTTCATCGACTTT